GTTCGGGTTCTGGCCGTTGGCTCCGTTGGGGGAGCGCATCGGGGACGGCGGCTTCCGCTTCGCCGGCTGTTTCATCTGCTCGGCGACGTCATAGAAGTCCATCTCCCCATTAATGACTTTCTGTTTGATGTCCGGGTTATTCCGGAATTCAGCGACCACGTCCGGTCCGCCGGATGCCTTGATCCTGTCGGCCTGATGGGTCAGCATGTTGATCCTCGCCGTTGTGGCGGGGTCTTCCTTCGGGGCAAACTGTCCGTTCTCGCTGCGGGGCTGGCGCGACTCTTCCCCGGTGTTCACCGGCAGTCCCTGTTTCAGCTGGAGATATTCCTTCGCCCTTTCCAGGCTCTTGAACTCTCCCTGCCGCACCAGTTCCTTCGCTTCCTCGGTCAGCATTTTGTCCCGGATCGGTGCCATCTGCGCTTCGAACTGTGCCGTCAGCCGGCGCTCCTGTTCAGCCAGCGCTTTCTCCACCGCTTTGTCCACCCGCTTCCTGATCCAGCCCGGTTCGCTGGTACCCTGCTTACCGTCCTTCGGCTCCTCCTCGGCGGGTGCTTCCTCTTCCTCCGCATTCAGGGATTCGAGGCTTTCGGACTCGTCCGTTTCCTCGGTGATGCTTTCCTCCAGCGTGTCGTCCGCCGGCACATCATCGAAATTCTCGACCATGGTCTCGTTCGGGTCTCCCATTAAGGAATTCTCCTTTCATCCGTCCGTGAAAACGCGGCGCGGAAGTAATATGCAAAAGCTCCCGTGAAAACGCGGGAGCCCTTGGCTCAATTTACATCGGCAGTCATTCTCCTGTCGGCTGCCCTAAGTTATTTCTCGCAGCGCCCACCACGGCGCTCATGGTATCCGGTCCGCCGCCGGCCTGTCCGGCCTGCATCTGTCCCTGCTGCGGGACGTATCCCGCGCCGCTGTTCGCGCCGACGGAGGCCAGGTCATTGGTCAGCTGGGTAGCGGTCTTCTTCAGGTTCTGGTTCTCCGCCTGCATCTGTTCCATCTGCTGGCCCATCTGCTCGACCTGCTGCTGGAGCGCCTGCATCTGCTGCTGATAGGTCTCGTTCGCCCGGATCACCGGCAGGATGCGGTCCTTGCCGTCCAGGTTCAGAATCTCAAACAGTGCGCTCAACGGGAAGAACTGCTGTGCCTGGGCGCTCATCGTGTAGGCTTCCATGAACATCTGGTTCTGGTTCGCGATCCGCTCCGGGTCACGGCTGCTGACCTCGATCTGCACCGAGTACGGCGGAGGACTGATCTTGCCCTTGCCCCGGACGCCGAACAGCCGCTTCTTGTCCACCTTCAATTCCCGCTGGCCTTTCCGCCCGGTGATCATCATCACCCGGTCGTCGTCGTAAAACTGGGCCATCAGCCAGATGATCTGTTCCACCATGCTCTTGAAACCGTACTTCAGCTGTTCCGTCCGCATAGCGGCTACCTTGCCGCCGGCCTGGATCAGGGCACCGATGGCCTTGCCGGATACGATGCCGCCCGTGGTCTCGCCGCGGGTGAACTGGTTCGCGCCGGAGTCGGCCTTCAGGTCGCTCTGGAACATGGTCATCAGCTGGGTAATGGTTCCGTTGAACGGCTGGTTCTGCATCCAGTTCCAGGCGTCGCCCTGGGTGATCTGGTCGCCCTCGATGATATCCGTTTTCCAGTCGGTCAGCGCGTCCCGGTCAATCCCGCTGCCGCGGCGGACCAGCATCCGTCCCTTGGAGCTCATTCGTGCGTTCATATCCGCATACGCGGCGTACCGGTTGATATACCGCATCATCGGCGAGAGCTCATGCACGAGGCCTTCCCCGGCAAGGCTGCCCTCGATGCTGTCATGTACGTCGATCACGAATGGATATAAACCGTGATCGTAGACGTCCGTTTGTTTGTCCAGCAGCGCGTTCCCCGCGGCAAACGCCACATTGATCGTGTACCGCCGGGTCTCTGCGTTGTACTCCCGCCACCAGTACTCGATCAGCAGCGCGCGTTTCTCGTCGTTCTGGTGCTCGACATCGCTCTGCTGCTCTGCCATGCCCACGTTATTGTGATACCCGCGCTCAGCGCCGACGTACCGCCCCGCGTCCGGGTAATGTGCCCGGTACCAGCTCAGCGGATGCCAGCTGACCTTCATGACGGCGCGGCAGTCCTGGATATTGTCCGCGGTCGGGTCCCACAGGAACGCCTCAATCGGCCAGCGGATCAGCGCGATCTCGCCCTTGCCGTAGGCCATGTCATCATCCCACGCGACCTGCGTGACCGCCGTCCCGGTGCCGTAGTAGTCCTCGCAGCGCCGGTAGTGCATATTCTCAAAGTCGTTCGCGCAGTAGATGACGTAGTGGCACATGTCCTGAAGATCGTCCGCCGCTGCCTGCATGTCCGCCGTTTCCGGCATCAGCTTGGCTTCGGGCATTGAGAGCATCTGGTCGGCCACCACATTATTGATCGTGCTCTTCAGCGTCTGTAACTGAAGCGTCTTTTTCCCGTTATTCCGGATGGTGTCCTCGTCATCCTGGTCCGGGTCCTCCATGTGCACGATCTGCCGGCACTTCCGCGCCTCGTCATGGAACGGCCTGTTCATTTGCTCGAAGATATCCAGGCGGTCATAGATGGTATCCAGCAGGTCCTGATCCTCTTCACTCAGCGGCTGGTCGCCCAGGTCCATGTCTATTTCCAGCTCTTTCACAATCTCGCTGTTTGTCATCTGTCTTCACCCCTGTTTTTCTTCCCGCCGGCCAGTACCGCCATCAGGGTTACCCCCAGCGCCGCCCCGGCCAGGAAAACGGGAATTGTCAGCCAAGCGGATATCAAATCAACCACCTCACACAAGAGAGCGCGGCAGGTATTCCCCGGGGGAAACAGGGAACACTACCCACCTTTCAAAAATATATTTTTGCACGCGGCCTGCCGCGCTACTCATCAAAAGGACTCCACGGCTTGTACTCGACCGGCGGTTTCTTCGACGGTGTCATCGGGTGATCCATCAGGAAGTACCGCGTCGCGTCATAGTCGTGATCCTCTGCATCCGTGTCCACGTCCTCGCGCTTTTTCTCGTCATACGGGAGGTTCGGCACTGTCCGTATCCAGTCATAGCAGGTGTTGAAAATATACATGCCCGGTTTGCCGTTCTGGTCAAAGCGGAGGCGCTCGAGCACCTCCATCTTCCCGGCAATCCGTGTGTTATCACCCTTGCTGAACAGGACGCCCTTTGTCCTGCCCTGGTATCCCGGGGCCATCTGGTCGGCAACGGAAAAACCCCGGCTCTTGTCAAAGATGCTGGGGTCCGCCGTCCGCAGGACCTTGATGTTCTCCGCGATTTCTTTTTCTTCGCGCTCAAGGATGCCGTCTGCAATCTGCACCGGCGTCAATTTGATCCCTGTATCCGCTTTTCTCGGCACACAGCCGTACCATTCCCGGTACAGATACGCAATGCCGTTTCCTCGCCCGTCCGCGCTCGGGGCAATTGCCCACCATTGAACCGCGAACGGCTCACTGTAGCCGTAGTCAAAGCTCATGTACCGCGGCCAGTGGTCCGGGATCTCGAACGGCGCGATCACATGCGTCCACAGCCGGTCATCGTAGTGCTTCGGATCGTTCACGAACTCCGTGAATACCTGGCCCTCGAAGGAATCCCAGTCACCGTTCAGCAGCGCCCGTCTCAGCGCATCCGGTTTCTGCTCGAGCTCGAAGATGTAGTCGTCTGTAATGAACGGGTTCTCCGTCGCCAGCGATGGGATGTACTGCGTCCGGATCTTCTTGGTCTTGTGCAGCGCCTCGGAGTAGATTTCCTGCTCCCGGATTTCCATGTACGGTCCCGCGTCCACGAACTCTTTCTTCACCCAGCCATGCCCAATGTTCCCCGGGTTGCTCGCCGAGCGCACCAGCGGAACCACGCCCAGTGACTTCTTCGCCCTCAGACGGGTCTTCAGGAAATCGTAGATCACCTGTGTGAACGTGGTCAGCTCGTCAAAGTACATGAACTGCGCTTCAAGGCCGCTGTACTTGAACCGGTCAGCCTCGTTCTCGCAGTGCCGGAACAGGATCTTGCTGCCGTTCAGCAGTTTGAACTCGTGCCGCCCTGCGTTGTACGTCGCAAGGCTCTCAGGATATGAGGCCTGCGCTTCCTTGATGTCCGTGTCCTCCAGCTCACGGTACGACCGCCGGAAAATCACCGCCGTCGTCCCCGGGTACTTCAGGCACCGAAACAGCGCGTCCATCACGATGGCCTTCGTCTTCCCTCCGCCGGCAGCGCCTCCATACAGGATCTCGTTCGCCTTGCTCGCGTGAAACATCGCCTGCTTCGGCGTCGGCTGGTAATTGATCGTTACGCTCGCCATCAAGACCACCATTCTGCCAGTAAAGGCCCCACAGCCCTTTTTTCAGTGGCACTGGCAAACCACTCGGAACATCGATCAAGCACAAAGGAGGTGTACTGTACTCTATGAAGAAACTGCCGCTGTGGGGCCAGTCGTGATTTTTTTTGCCCCCACCGCTCGGGGGATCGGAGTGGGGAAGCTTTTTTCGCGCTTCGTCCCGGCGCTGGCGGAGTCCCTGGCACGATTCGGCCCCCCGGGGGATCGAGGGGACCACCCCTGCCGGGGGTCACGGTCCGTGGCGCTGGCCGTCGGTGCCGTGGCCGTGGGCCGGGAGGGGGACGGTGCCGGCTGGCGGCGGAGGCTCGGAGGGGTGGCCAGGGGGGAGGGGCCCCCTCTTCTTTCCTCTGCCGGTCCGGTGCTCTGCGCTGCTGTCCGGTGCTCTGCGCTCACTGCATAAAAGAATGCATAATCAGCAAATAACTGTCATGATCTGCATAAACGGAAAACCGGAAATGTTGTAAAATACCGTCAATCCCTTATGGATCAACGGTTGCAGCGTTTTTCCAACTATTCGCTAAACAACTGTTTTACGAATAGTTGGTAGTTTAACCCTCATCAGGAGTACCCAGGTCTGGCATCCCTTCGATCTTGACGGTAACGGCTCTGTCTTCCTCTGCGAAGACTCGCGATCTGGCAAAGTTGACGCCGTCATTCGCTGCCTTATTCGCCAGCCATGGCTCGTTGGCGTCCATCTGATTGATGATCTTCCGCAGTCCTTTGTTCATGAGCTTTACGGAGACATTACTGATTTCCTCTTTCCAGGCAGCCATGTAATCCGGATGCCTTCTCCATCTGGAAAGCTTACATTCCAGATTATGGTATTCTGTCGGATCATCTTCCCGCTTCATTCCCCATAGCTCCAGGATGATCTCGGGAGACGTATATCCGTTTGCCTCCATCCGGACAAACTTGGTCTGTTCAACGGTCAGGGGCCTTATCGGTCGCGGCATTTCCTCGCCTCCTTCCTGCCCCGGCAGGGGGGTCTTTCTCACTCGTTTGTATGCTTCTCTTCCCCTTCGCGGTATTTGTGGGGAATGTATTGCTTATAGTAACTGTATTCTCTGATATAAAGCTGAGGATGTGAGATATAGGGAGAATAAATGCGATACAGTTATGCAGTGCTCACCTTTTTACCGCCTTTCTGGGCTGATATTGGATATCTGGGTGATATCTCTTCGGATAAAAAGAAAAGCTCCTGGTGGAGCTGATTGGTTTGTGTTTGGTTTTGTGATTGGATAGTAATATCACTATAGCAATTTTAGCTGTCAACCCCTATCATTTCAACCATTTTGAAAAATTTTTTTGCTGATCCAGGAAAATTTTTTTGGTTTTGTGGGTGTTTTGTGGTGGATCGTGACCTTCCCGGCCTTGTGGCGTAAGGCGTTGAGAGGTTTTGAAAAAATTTAAAATTGGGGGTTGACAGATGGGTGGCACCCGTGATATATTCTTCTCGACGGATGGGTGGCACCCACAGACAGCCAGAAAGAGAGGGAACAACAATGAAGGCTAACAAGGAAATGCTCCACAACGAATTCAGCAAGATTTGGGAGAGCGAAAGAATGACGAGCTACTGCACCAACAAAGCCGCCACGATGGCGATCCTCCCGGACGGCGGAATCGTGACAGTAGACAAGCAGACGATCAATAAGGACTTCTGCTTCGGTGAATCCGGATACGACGCAGATGATGCTGAAGAAGCAGCGCAGCATGCGAGGACAAGTCAGGATTACTTCCTCAGTCAGAACATGGCTTCCTTCAAGCACTGGATCAGTGACCTGGAAGATGCCAGAGACGAAAACGGAAGGTACAAGCTCCATATCCTGGACGCCCATTACATCGGCCAGACAAAGGATTGCAAAATCCGGGGAATCGAGTTTGTCAGAACAACCGCGGTTCTCGAGGACATAGGACCGGCTTTCCTGAAAGACCTTTACGGGATCGAGTTCGGCAAGGGTCACCTGGCAACCATCGAAGAGATCGACGCGATCCTGGAAG